GGCCCATTCATATTTATCTTTTTCTAAACGCAGTTCGAATGTTTCCATACGTGCCTTGCGCCAGGATATTTTCCAGCCGTTGTAATTATACTCGCCGCCAACTTTCATCAGTTAATCTGTGCGCCTAATCGCTGGAGTAAATGGCTAGCAATATACGTTGTGCGGCCGCTCTTGTGGATCTCGTAGTCACCATGCGCCAGGATCCGCCGGAGTCGCTGATAACCAGCTGCCTCTGATAATCCAGGAAACAACAGCTTGCCGGCCTCCGATAGCGTATACAATCCCTTAGAATTGTGGGCGGTCAGTTTCACTACTGTCATCATCATCACCAAAGTTAGGTCTGGAATAGTTTTGTCGTAGATCTTCCGGAATATCTAGGAAGAGTAGGGGCCGCTCGAGTACCGGCCATACTCCGCCGGGTTCTCCCTTTTCCTTAATACTTAGCCCCAGCTGCAACTGTCCATTGCCATGTTTCAATGCCAGGTCGAGCAGTGTTTGATAAGCCTCCTGGATAGCTGCGCGTTGCTCATTAGTCTGCGGCAGCTGCCGGCCATCCTCACCTTTGCCGGTGCGAAACTGCAACCAGCCAGCACATTGATAGTCGTGATCCTTTTTTAATCCGCCTCCTAATCGTAATTGATTGTTTCCAAAGTGCGGTTTGGATCCGCCGATCTTTATTTTTTCCATGTTATTTCCTTAACTTGTTTTCCATCTCTTCATATTTATCCGCAATAATTTGCGCCATTGCTGGAGCCTCTGCTTTTAAGCGTTTATAGTTTGCTTGCTCTTTTGCAAAAATTGCGTTCATCTGCCCGATAGATTTCGAAAACTTAAAGTCTGCGACCATGCGATCTACGAACTTTTGAAATATATCGTCGTTTTTGCCAGGAGTTTTTTCTGCCTCAACGTCTTCTGGAAAGTTATCGCTTGCTTGCTGCAAATCTTCCATAACTTCATCTTCTTCTTGTTCTGCTTCTTTTGCTGCCTGGACTGCCTCGTTCATATCCATCGTTGTGCCATTTTGTTTTGCAAGATCAATTTCAAAGTCGCTCGCAAACTCGCCGCCATGTAATCCTAGTACAGCTAGTGCGCGGCCGACGCTCGACGTGGCGCAGTTCTCTACAGCTGACGTTCTGTTTACGTTTGTGCTGCCGCGTATCTCTTCTGCTATCCCGGTGGCAATCGGTCGTTCTGCTCCTGGCGGATATATTTCTGCTACAACAATAACGCGCTTTCCGTCGTCAACTGTTACCCTGGTATTTACAGAATAGTCCGGAAAGTGTTTTCTAAATACTTCTACACGCATGGCAACTGTTGTGTATTTCTTTCCTTTCATATCGACACCATCACTCTTATTCAAAGCATCGATCTCTTTCATGGCTACTTGCAGCTGATCTTTCATTTAAATACTCTCCTTGCTAATTCTTTAAGTTCGGGTTGCAACGTCCAGGCAAATCCGTCGTGCCATTCCGGGTCGACCATGCGAAACAAATCGTCCTGGTTGTCTGCTTTTTTTAGTAGCTGCTCTGTTACCTGGTGATGCCGGGCAATCTCTTTTACGATCCTGGCTAAGTTCTCATCGCTTAGCTCCGGTGAATTGTCCTGGTCAAATACTTTGAAGTCTTTGTAATTCGCGTACACCAGGAACGGCGGCTGCTGACCATTCAAGGCCCAAAAGCCGGCGATCTGATATACAGCTTTCTGCTCGAAAGGCCCGGATAAATTATTGGGTAAATATGATTTGCGTTTTACGCTGCTCCATTTTGTTTTTAGATCGCCGCGTCGTGCGTAGTCCGGTCGGGTGTTGTGTGGCAGTTCGCATCCTGGCAGCTTGTCCTGGAGGATAATCTCACCGACATATCGGTTCTCTCTCGACATAGCTTGTTTCAATCCCTCGAGTGCATGGTTGATAACCAGCGGAATTTCTTCTTTATAGAGTTCAATCTCCATTTCGTCGCTATTTCCCAGGAAATCGCTGATAAAGTGCCTATTCTCAAAAATTAGCCCCTCAGATTTGGCCCAGGAGTGGGCTTCATCAAGTTTCATGGGTTCTGCATCATCGATATTTAGCACACTATCAACAGCTTTTTGTGTTGACGTACCGGCTAACATACGTGGGGACGCTGCACGATTGGGATCAAATTGCCTGGCACGATCCGGATCCTCTTTCCAGAGCTTATCGAGCATGGGCCGGATGATTATTTTATCAAACAGCTTGCGTCCTCGAGGCTGCGACATTGGATTGCTATGATGATGGTAGTTAAAACGCAAAGCATAGTCGGGTGTTAGTTCGGGCAGCGGCATTGTTATCTCTCGTTGTTGGTACGCGCCGATTGAAGGATAGAAACGGCGCGTCTAACAGTGATAACAAATATTGTTACTATGCGTCAATAATTAAAATCAATAATATTGAGATTTGCGTCAATTATCTTTTACGCACTCAAAACCCATAGCTGCTGGATCGTAAAACATGGCGGCTACTGGCACTGACCAAACAAGCTCACAGTTAGAAAGATAATCTTTTTCCATTTGCGGATAGTTTATATCTTTTTGACGATCTTTTGCTTGCATGGCATCAACCATGTTTATAATGCGCCGCACTGTATGTGTAGAGAAGTCGCTATTCTCGAAAGGATATCCTAGCACAGTGAGATCTTTTCCGCCGTCGCCAATACCTTTTATGCAATTGAGTGAAATTTGACCAACAGATTGATTATGCACAAATCGCCTATCTATTGGTCGTGTATCAATTATTGCTATTGCGGTCTTCTTCTTTGTAAACCATCCAGGACAACTATATGCGCCGTGATAGGATTGAAAACTAAACGGCCCAGCGAGATAGTTAATCTTTGATTCGTTTTGTCCATAGTGTGTAAAGATACCGGATGTCTCGAGTTCGCCTATGATTGGACATAAGCTGCGCTGAAATAATATCTCTTCTGCTGTGCATCCCAGGATCTTTGCGTAGCGCATAGCATCCTCGATACTAATGTTCTGTTTGCCATTGAGATGACGCGACACTGTTTCCGGACGCAATCCCATTTGTTCTGCGATCTGCACACCACTAAGGCTAGCGCGTTTGGCTAATGCTTTAAGGTTTCCGGTTGTTTGTTGTTCTGTCATATCGTCAAAAATATTAATTACATTCATGTGACCCTCCGTTCTGAGGGGATCGAACCAAATAAGGTTTTAAGCACCAGCTTGTAGTATTTTGTATCTGCTCGGCCGCATAGTTTAATACGTGCAATGCGCGTTTTATTATTAATCATGTCTACCTCCTCTATTGGTGTAAATCAATAATATTCGTAACAATTATTGTTACATGACTTACAAACGTAGTGAAATAAACTGAGTTAGTCAATCATATTTATTAAATACACAATAACTATTGATTTATTAATCAATGTAACTTAATTTGTTAAATCAATAACATTGATCCTGTTATTGATCAGCTTACGTAAGGGAACATTGATTTGAAACTTGAGGAATGGCGCAAAAATAGAGGTTTGACGTATCGGCAGCTGGCTGAATTACTTGATGCGCCTGGTGCTGGAGTTGTGCATCGCTGGTGTTTACATCGTAATCATCCAGGGGCCGCTCGAGCAGTGCATCCAAACAAGGAGTATATGCGCCGGATCAAGGTTGCAACAGATGGCGCAGTGCAGCCTAATGATTTCTACCAGGACGAGTTATGAAAGAAGCGCAGCTGCAAAACCTGGTTGCGGATTATCTGCGTGTTGCTTTACCGGATGGATCTATTTTTCATCACTCACCTAACGAGGGCAAAAGCCATGTGGCGCATCGTGTCAAACTAAAGAAAGCTGGCATGTGTACCGGCTGGCCGGATCTTGAAATCTTTTGTCCAGGAACACCGCCAATCTTTATAGAACTAAAAGTAGGCCGCAACACCATAACGGCAGCACAAAATAAAACACTGCAAGCCTTATCGTCAGCTGGTTGTGTCACAGCAGATTGCAAGACACTCGAGCACGTAAAGGCATTACTCAACACCACAACAAAAACAAAGGAGATAAAAAATTATGGATCATAACATAGCACAAGATTACGTAAATTATAGGATAGGGGAGGGATGGACGCTGCTGCAAATAGCCATGCTGCATAAGTTACCGGTGCAGTT